GTTACCAACATGAATCCACAACCGGATGTGCTCCAGGGCGTTGTAGTTCGCCGCGATCAACTGCTCCGTGCGGGTAAACCCACCCTCCCGAAGCGCACGATCAAGCGCACCATCCGCCGGCGCAAACTCAACCCGGATCGTCCTCGTCCGCGCATCGCGATCCTCCTCGATCACGACACCGAACAACTCCAGCAACTCGTAACTGGAAAGCCGCCCCTGATGCCACTCCCGAATGTGAGTGCGGAAAAACCTGCGAAGGTCACTTGCGATCTGACGCGGATTCATCCGCCAGAACGTGTGCGCCTCCATCACTTTTCGGGTCCGTCTCAGCCCGATCAGCGATCCGGTTCCCCTGCCCGGTCCACACCTGCCACACATGCTTCGCCGAAAACCGCTTCCCACCAACCGTCTTCGTCTTACGAAGCTCCTCGTACCGGCCCTCACCAAGCACAATCTTCACAACCTGAATCTCCTTGGCAGGCTGCCGCTTACCGTTCTTGTAGAACGGCGGACCCTTAATCTCACCGTTCTCATCCCGGTCGTAGTTCTCCTCGATATCCGCGTAGTACTCGTCCAGAGCCTCAAGCACGTCGTCATCCAGCATGCGCAGCGACGGATGCGGCGGCAGCCACTCCACACTGCCATCATCGAAACGCAGCGGCACATCCGCGAAAATCGAATCGTAAGCGTTGGCCTGCTCACGAGCCTCAGAACCAGACATAGCGGTATCCTTTCGGGCTGAAACAACGGGCTGACAAAAGACCGGGCCGGACTACGAGAACTTGGGTGGGGCCTGCCGGGTGGGCGCCAGCCCGACGAGACAACCACAAAGTTGCCCCACACCCACCCGGCAGGTGCCTATGGGTTAGCTGCCGTCGCCGGCCAGCGCCTCCCACGCCGGGCCGCCGATCCACACACCATCGAAACCGGGCACAAGACGAGAACCATCCTTGTCCGGCACCAGGAAATAGGGGTCGGGCAGCAGCATGTACTCGAACGGGATCTGATCCGGGTCGGTCTTCGACCGCCGGCGAGCCTCCTGGTTGTTCAGGCGGGCACGCGGAACCGGCTCAATCCGGTACAGCGGCAGACCATCGATATCCTTGGCGAACCACAGCAGAATCTGCCGATCCACCGGCGCCGGATCAAGCGTCGCACCCACGAAATAGTCGACCTCACCGACCTCCGGCAAAACCAGCTCACCGGTGACCGGGTCGTTGATCCGGCGATCGTACTCCAGTGCATGAATCAGCGGCTTAAGGGTGTCGACCAGCGTGAATGCCACGGTCTTACCCTTCTGGGTCACCGCCGAATCATACGGGTAGATGCTCTGCAGCACGTACAGGTCGTCGTTTTCGATGTTCGGCGAACGCTCCGGGCCCCCATCCTCAGCCATCGCACCAACAAACACCCAGCCCTCGTTCGGGTTCGGGTTCACACGCCACTCGCCATTCACCATGCGGGCAGCGAGCAGATCATCACGGATAGTGCCGTCCTCGGCGAGAGGATGGAAATTCACAGTCCCGAACTCGTCGGCGAACGGCGAAATATCAGTCGCCGCACCACGATAGTCACGGATCAGGACACCCTGGAGCGGGCCGCGCTCAGCGAGCCGGGGGTCAATATCCCCGAGTCCAGCGCCAGCCCACGTCGAACCGGTAGCGGGTCGCGTCATTTGACACTCCAAACATGGTTGAGCACCGGACACACGCGATGGGCGCGCTCCGGGCGAACACGGATACAAAACGATCGGGCTGAAACGGGCTGATCAGAACGGGCTGGAAATCTAGGGCAGCAGCGAGTAACCGACACCAACCTCGAACCGCGACACATAATGCACGAACCCGGCGTCGTCCTCCTCGACCTCGACCGGGCCGAGAATCGGATCACAGTACTGCACGGTGAAGTCGCCGAGGCCGTCGACCTGGATCTGCTGCTGCGGGTTGACCGACAACCCGGTCAGGTGGCGGTGCGTCTCCCACGCCTCCTGGAGCGCACCAACATCGGTTTCATCGAAGGTATGCACGGACACGACCGCGTCATCCCAGCCGCGCCACGGATCATCGCTGCCGGCGACACGAGCAACCGTGCGAAACGGGAACGGGTCACCGGGCTTGCGTTTCGTCCCCACACGCCCAAGAGGACGCAGATAGTTGATCAGCAACAGCACCACAGGCGGCGCAGCCCAAGGGTTACGGCTCACAACTCACCACCATCTGCTCGCCGCCACGTCCGGCCACCGAAATGCGTCACCGTCTTCTGCGCCGGCGCATACTCGGGAGTGTTGTGCCCACCGAACTCGACCAGCGCGGCGTGATCGGCTGTTGCCGCGACCTTGCCGCGGCCACGCGTCGAGGACTGCTCAACGACCCGGATGCTCGACCTGTACTCGCCGCTGCCGGTCGGAGACACCGACTGCCAGTACGGCACAACCTCCTGCTCCATGAACTTGTTGACGCCTTCGTTCACCTCGGGCAGGCGGTCGATGTCCTCGAACTCGATCCCGAACTTTTTGAGCGGGTTGCGCCGCGCCGGACCCTTCGCCATCACGTAACTCCCTTCAGCGCCACCACGATCCCAGGCTGCCAGCCGGTCAACCCCATCGTCCAGTCGTCGACCTTGACGACCCGATAGTCCCGGCCATCCACCGTGAATAGGTCACCCGTGGCGACCTCGGTCTTCGGCATGAAGATGTCGATGTCGGCGCGATCGGTCTCCACCATCGACCCCTCACCGGTCCGCTCCAGGTGCGGCGCCACACCATACGCGGCGAGCTCGATGACAGGGCCGTGAGAGACCGTGGTGTTGCCGAGCGCGTCGACACCCGTGACCGCGGGCCTGCGGTACACCGTGTGCCGGGGTTTCACGGCTCCATCACCACCAGACCGGCAGCCGGCCACCGAAACGACCGAGCAAGCGCCTTGTCGTCATCGGACAAGAACATGCCGCCCCCACCGGTCGCATTACCGAACCGGTCGGCCCAGTCCGAGAACTGCTTGCGCTCCCGGAACGGGCCGCTTGACACCTCGTGGCTGGACAGGTTGATCGTCTCCGGGTCAGTGAAAACCAGGGCGCGCGCCACCATGTTCGCCACCGCCGAGCGAACCGAAGCAGGTATCTCACCACCCGAATACGTCACGGTGACAAAAGAGCCGGCTAGATGACGGTCAACACGCAGCCAAGCCCCATCCCGGGAAAACGCCACCAAACCACCATCATCATCAACAACCGACTCCACACCAGCCACCGGAGTCTCAACCAGCCGCAACCGGCCACCCACACCGACACGCATCCGCTGCACATACGTGCCGGGCACAAACCGGCGACCAGCCTCAGCCTGAAACAGGGCGGTGGCGGATGCCAGCAGACCCGGGGCGCGCTGAACCTGGGCAGCACTCAACTCCGTCTCGGACCCCAAACCCAGCGCCACAGCAACATCCACCAGGTCTGCCAGCATCACACCACCCCAACCGGACTAGCTAGCGTCCTCGCCGTACACGTAGACGCCCTCAGGCTTCACAACCTTCCCGCCATACACATGCAGGCCACGGACACGGTCAGCGAACTTATTCTCCGCACGCAGCGCCTCAATCTCGCTGATCTGCGACACAAACGCCGCAGCACGCTGATGGAAGAACACCCCAGCCGGGGAGTCGTTCTCCGGCAAATGATTCGACCGAACCACCCGGAACCCGAGCAGCTGACCAACCGTGGCGTTCCGCAGCCCGGCAGTGTCACCACTGGTGTCGAAGCTGGTCAGCTTCGAGTCGTGCCCGAGCAGCAGCGACTCAAGCTCAGCGTTCACCACCGCGACACGAAGACCATCGTCCGGCACATCAGCCTTGCTCATCGCCTTCCGCGCATCCAGGAACAGGTTGTACGCCGACTTCTCATCGGTCACCGACACACTATCGACCGCAGTGCCCTCATCAAACAGCAGAGCACCCAGGAACTCGTCGGCATCAGCGGCCAGCGAATCACCGGCAGCATCGGTGTACAGCGGCAGGAGATCATGATTCGCCTGCGCAGCATCGATATCATCGACATAGAAGTCGAACGACTTCTCCTGGTCGATCAGGATCTCGACACCGGTATCGGTGATGTCATCAGCCGAAGTCGTGCGCCCCTCAGCCTTGTAGTCCTTCACCGACGGGGCGACAACACCCGGGATCTTCACAGTATTACCCTTGCGGGCCTCACCCTCGTACTTGCGGTCGAACAGGTTCGGCAGAACATTCACCGCCACATAGCGTTCCAGAACGAACGCGCTCCAAATCTCAGGAATGAAATTCGTGACAGCCATCTAGGCTCCTCCTCAACTGGCATCCTGCAAACCAGCGATCAAGCCCTCCCTATAAGCCTTGATCCGCTCAGCAGGACTCATGCTCTTCAGGTCCTCACGCGACAACTTCCTCGGCTCATCAATCGGATTCCCCGACCCAACCTCAGAAGCCGGCGCAGCAGCAGGGGCCACACGCGCCTTGAGCGCCGCCTCCACAGCGGCATCCACCTTCGCCTTGAAACGCTGAGCAGCAGCCCGCATCTCATCCTCGGACTCACCCACAACCACATCCAGGTCAACACCCTCAGTGCGGGCAACCTCCGAACGAAGCCGCTCAACACGCTCCCGATGAAACTCCTCACGAAGCTGCGTAATCGCCGACTTCGGATCGAACTTCTCAGCGTCCCCGTCCAAAATGCCCAACTCCCTGGCGATTTCCTTCACCGCGCGCTGCAACTCCTTATTGCGGTTCTCCCACTTGCGCTCATCACTATGAATCGCGCGCAACCGCTCCAGTTCGCGCCGCTCAGCATCCGACAACCCCGACACCTGCTCAGGCACACCATCATCCGGCGTCCCAACAGACTCGGGCGCCGCATCAGCGGCACGCTCAGCCGCAGCCTTCACCGCCTCAGCACCAGGCATATCATTCGGCGTAGGCGAATCATGCTCAGACATGAACAACCCCTCCCCATAACGGGCCACAACCCCATAACGGGCCACAACAAAACCCGCCCTCTCGGCGGAAAACCCTCAAAACCAGCGATCACACAGACGGCAGCGGAGACCAATACTCGTCAGGGATCTGTGACCGCCCCGTAAACCGGTCACCCTTCCACGCAACCAGAGGACCAATCTCCCCATGCTCATGCGTCACAATCAGCTTCCGATAATCCGGGTTCCGGCCCCCACGGTCAGCCTCACCCATGATCGCCGCCACCCGGGCATGCGTCGCCTCCAACAGATCCTCATCGATCACATGCCCCGGGTCCTTATCCCCAGGCAACGGCTCCACGCCACAGTCACAGTTCGATACGATGTAATTGCTTGCGCCGTACCAGCCTTCGTTCGTGTGGAGGTTAAACACGTGGCCCGAAAAACCGACCCGGCGAAACTCGACCACGCGATCACCCTCTACCAGTCCGGCAAGTCTGCGCTTGAGGTCGAAACCCTTACTGGCGTAACCCGCAGCACTATCCGGGCCGAACTCCTCCGCAGGGGCATCAAACCGCGTGACCGATCCGAAGCCGGCAAGCTCCGCGCCTCCAAAATGACGCCCGAGCAACGGAAAGCCCAAGCTGCCGCCGCAAACGCCGCATCTCGCGGCAGAAGCGCCACCTGGGACGAGCGAGCCAAACGCGCCGCCACCGTCGAACGCAACCCCGGCCCGCCCAGCATCCACGAGCAGACGTTCGCCAACTACCTCAACCAGCTCGGCATCCCGTTCCGCAGGGAAGTAGCCGTTGGTATATACAATCTCGACTTCGCCATCGGCTCCATCGGCGTGGAAATCCTCGGCGGCGAGTGGCACTCGTACAAGGGGGAACGCCATCCGCGCCGCATCAAATACATCCTCGACCAGAACTGGTCCCTGGTCTACGTTTGGGCGACAACCAACTGGCCACTCACGTTGCAGGCGGCGGAATACTGTGTCACCTTCGCCCAACAAGTGTGCCGGAACCCAGCCC